TTTGTATTAGCATCTAAAGCACTTTCCCCAAGAACAGTGTTACCAGATTGAGAGTTTGCACCTTTACCTACAGTTACTCCATTAAATATTACATCTCCACTATGACCAGCTTCCTTCATTAAAGGAGTACCGCCAGCAGTACTTCCGTCATGTACTACAAGTGTTTTCTTTGTTGTGTCTACAGTTACTTCTTTTGATACACCTGTAAACGAGTTATGTTCGGTGGTTGTACCACCTCTAAGTTGTAATTGATCCGGCATTGTTTAAATTCCTCCTAAGTTGTAAGTTGCAGATCCTTTTGCGAGTGACATTCTTATTGGCGTAAATGATTCATTACTAAAAGCAGCACCTGTTACTGCTAAACCTCCAAGGTCGATATTGTTATTTCCAGCTGATGCGGTGTATACAGTACTAAATGACGAAGTAGCAATTTTTGAAAGTTCTAAAGAATTTTCACTTATCCCTTGCCAAACGCTTCCGTTATATAAACGAAGTTGTTTTGTAACGTTATTCCAGTACAAATCTCCTTCAGTTACTGAATTGCCTAAAGCATCACTAACTGGATCTGACGCTGCTTCTCCTAGATAAAGAGATAAGAAATTATTTAGATATGTCGAAGCGGTATTAACATTGGTAATATTTGAACCAACAGTATTAACGTTTGATATAGAACCAGCAACAGTATTAACGTTTGCTATGTCTCCAGCTGTAGTATTTACATTTGCAATACTTCCAGCTACTAATCCTATATCTGTTTCATCATTAGCAACTGTTGTTACGTTTCCGCTTATACCAGCTACAGTTGTTACGTTTCCAGATATACCAGCTACAGTAGTTACATTGCTGTTATTACCAGCAACAGTATTTACGTTATTAATACTTCCGGCAACTGTATTTACATTGCTGATAGAACCAGCTGTAGTATTGACGTTTGCAATACTGCCTGAAACATTACCTATATCTGTACCATCATTTGCAACAGTAGTTACATCAGATGAGATACCAGCAACAGTAGTTACATTTCCACTTATACCAGCTACGGTATTTACGTTACTGATAGCTCCAGCAACTGTATTTACACCAGATATACTTCCAGAAACTGTTGTAACCTCTGTTGCTTTTGGTACTAATCTGTGGAATGTATATGTATTGAGAGTAGTAGTTGTTTCTACTATCATTCCAAATGTTGCAGCGTATGTTGTGCTATTTGCTGCTCCTGTAATAGTTACTGTTGAGTTACCTACAGTTCCATTACTAATAGATATTTGACCAGAACTATTAGAAGTTAAATTCTGAGATAAAGCTTGAATGCTGACTAAAGTACCAGCACCATTATTTACATCAGGGTTAGTATTAGGAAAACTTGTTTCATTTGCTATTGGTACAAAACCACCGACATCATCTACAAGGTCTACTATTCTTGCGTCAATAGCAGCTGTAGTCGCTACCTTATTATCAGCAGCAGTCCAAGTTTCACCTGACTGTATTTCTTCAGCACTTGCTAAGTTGTAATATCTAGCGTCTGCTTCAGTTTCGGTAAAGTACCTACCGTCTAATGCACCATTTAATAATTCGGTTTCTGTGTAATATCTACCGTCTAATTGACCATTAGTTAGTTCAGTTTCTGTAAAGTATCTATTGTCTAAAGTACCTGTTGCTATTTCAGAATCAGTTAATTTATTAGATTGAAGTAGTGTTTTTATTTCTGCTGCTGTCTGATCATCTTTAGCATTAGTTTCAATGGTATCTAGCTTAGTACCATCTGCTGCTACGTCTCTAGAATCTACGGTTCCAGATACACCTATATTACCTGTAACTGTTAGTGCACCTGTTGCAGCAGTACCAGTTGTAGATAGGTTTTGAGATCCAAACGATGGGGTTACTTTTGTACCAGCTATCGCCGCGGATGCATTTATATCAGCATTGACAATAGTTCCATCTGCAATTTTGGCTGATGTTACTATTGAATCTTTAAGATCTGTTTCTCTTACAAGCTGTCCTACAGCTTCTTGAGAAGAATATAAAACCTGTGTTTGGTTATCGTTTAAATCAACCGCACGTATAGAAGAACCGGCAGCAAATACAGCTGCTGGATTATCTACATTTGTATTTCTATATATATGTACATTACCGCCATCAAGAATTGCATTTCCTGGATGGGCTGGAGTAGCACTGTTAAATACTACATTTGTGTTTGATATTGTGTAGTCATTATCCGTTTGACCACTTGTGTTTTCAGTTTTGAGTTCCCATAATCCTGATGAAGCGTTATAAATTTCTACTTTTAAATCGCTATTAGCAAGAATTGGGAAAGTAAACGGTAAGGTTGTACCCCCTCCGTCTCTAAAATGTTCAGTTGTCGCCATTTGTTTTACAAACGTTTAGTTATTTAGTTGTGTTGTGGCGAGTGGATTTGTTTATTCAGTTGTCTATTTAGGCATTTCTAGAATTTTGTCTATTGTGCCTTTGTTTGCTTTTCTATTTTTTAATTTTTGGTCTCTTTCTTCAATAAGAAGTTTTTGGACGTCGTTATCATTTTTAAGTGATGCCCAAGCTCGTTTCTTAGCTTTGTCAAATGCTTTTGCAATTCGTTTGTAGTGTGGGAATGATCTTGGTTCAACATCGCTCATACCATTTTTTCTGTAGTAATTCATTTCAGCTATAGATATCTGTATTGATTCCTCTTGAGCCATTTTGTCAAATACAGCTTCTAAGTTTTGATCTCCTATAGCTTTTTGAAACATTGATCTTACCTTTGGACTATCACTTAAATCTGTTCCATCTGGAGCTGAGTATGTAGAAGTTCTCATGTCGTAACCACTGTTAAATAACAACTCTCTCCCGGGTGTGTAATCTATATTGAAATTCACAGGTGAAACCGCATTAAACATACGGGTTATAAAGTTGTGATCTTTAATAGGTTTACCAGTTAAGATGTCGTATTTAATTGGTAATGGATCTGCTGCAATATTTTCAGTAATTAAGTTTCTATTTCTAATAGAACTTTGAATATCTGAACCTAGCTCTCTTGTATATGGTGTTAAGACTTTACCTATTTCATTTCTAAGACTAGATAATGGAATAGAGTTATTCATTAACGAAGCTATAATTCTCTGCTGTTGTCCGGGTGCACCAGAAAATAAATCTACAAATGACTGTAATCCTGCTAAGTAAGATTTACTTGTAGCAGTACCAGCTAACGCCATTGCTAATTTAGATAATCTATCTTCAGCCCACTCTTCACCCATTAATTGTTGGTGATCTCCTATATCTCCTACTAACGCAAGTATCTGGTTGTAAGGTTCAAAGGCATCATAGTTAACCCAAACACTACCAATCTTGATTGTTCTTGGTTTCCATCCAGCATCTAACCATGCTTGTCTCTGTGTTCTATCTGTTGGTCCGTTGCCATGCAAATTACCACTTAAATAAGCCATACTTGCCATACTTAATGCTGCTGATCCAATAGCTAATCTTCCGTTTTGTACGGCTTTAGCTGTCATTAAATCTTGTGCATTATGTATTCCATACTTATGTAGTGATTGGAGATTAGATCCGGGTTTTGCTCGAGCTATTTCATTAAACTCTTTTACTAAGAAATTAAATCCGGGAGTATGTTTAGCAGTAAGTGCTAATCCATTAATACCAGTTCTAGCGAATAAGAAAAATGGTCTAGCCCATGGTGCTTCATTAAAAGCTTCTCCAAGTTTCTGAGAAAATCCTGTTAAATCTTGAGTAAGAGTAGCTTCTTTTCTACTAAATTCAGCAGCAGCATCTGTAATATTTCCATTAGAGTCGAATATTTCTCTGTTAAAATTATCTTCCATATCCTTAAAAAACTTTGCATCTAAGTTTTGGAAGTTACCATCAGGTAAATTATTTGCTGCCTTTAAGAATGCTTTTTCTCTGGCTCTTGCTCTACCAATAATTAATGCAAAAGCATCATCAGTAGATGCCATAAGTTTTGTTGAGTAGGTTAAGAAACTATTGTCGTTTAAACCTCTAACCATATTGGCAGTTCTATATAAAGCTTTGTCTACTTTGTCTCCTCTTGTTTCTGCCCAATGACCATACATAGTCCATTGGTCGTCTTGTTTAGTTCTTTCAACAAATCGAGTTTTCATTGTTGATATATCACCAGACCAATAAGAATTTAATCTTCTTTTAAATAATTCAAATGATTCTGGTATTGCTTCACGCATTGCATTTAGAGAAGCTAATCCAGCTCTCATAGTTGCACTATCACCTTTTAATAAACCTCCCATAGCCATAGCCATTGGACGTGAGAATGCTGCGGTTGATGTACCCATAATTGCTCGGACTGCTGTTTTAGGTCCAGACAAAACACTATGAGTAAACATAGATCCCATCTCTCTTAGGAATGCACCAGTCTTCTTAGGATCTCCAGCCCATTCACCACCTCTCATCTTGACTCTCATAAATTGGTCAAGGTCATCTAAGGTATGAATATCTTTAGCCATTGATATACCTTCAAACATTGCTTTAAATACTTCATCACCACCTTCTTCAGTAGTCATATCTAAAGCCATACGGAAAGCATCAATACTTTCCTGTACCTGTTTGTCTATCATTTCAGCTTGGAGTTTTGGAGTAACTGTTTTACCCTTCATCTTTCCAAACTGTCGTAGTTGTTGAGATATGTCGGCACTAGCCATTTTTCTCATCTGCAAACCAGCGATTAGTTTTTCAACCATCTTCTGAGCAGGACCATCAATATCTTTAATATCGTATATATCTGCTAATTCTCTAGCTGCAACTCCTGCATCTCTTATCTCATTAAATAGAGAAGCATTAATCATGTCTATAGCATCAGCATATTCACTAGAAACATAAGAATATAGTGTTTTCTTTCCACTCTTACGTACTAACTTTTCTTTGCTTATATCTTTCCAAAACTCTTCAGGAGTCATGTCAGATGTATTTCTACCTTCAAAAACTGCTTTATAAGTATCAAGATCTTGTGCATACATTTCATCAAGAGTCTTACCTTGTCTTGCAGCAGTCTCTTTCATCTGTTGAACATAACCTTGACTTCTAAATCTACGTAGTACTTTTTCTATAGTTGATCTAGCTTCTTTAGTTCCTTTAGTAAGTGCAGTTACTTCGGTGTTAGATAGTGTAGATCCAACACTTCCTTCTTCAGAACCAAAGTTATTCTTTTTAGCTTTTCTTGCCTTATTTATATTCTGAGCTGTATCTATTGAAGTAGTAGCTTTTTGAGATCTGTCTGCTATGTCAGGATTCTTACTTGCTCTGAATCCGGGTTCTTTTGTCTGAGTAGCAGCTTCTTCTAGTTGTTGTGATTTAATACTTTTTTTTCTAGAAGTAATAAAATTATCTACTTGATCTTTTGGAAAGTTTCTAGCAACACCACTGAAGACAGTATCGAATATACCTCCAAGAACTAAGCCTTCAGTTACGTTTTTAAGAGTATTCATTATTGGACCATCATGCTCTTGTGAAGCGAGTGGTGTGTCTAATAAAGGAAATCGTTCTTTTAGCATTCCAGAAATATTGCTATCTAAAGAATCTTTATCTAATAGGTCGAATCTAGCTCCAGTTAAAGCACCACTTTTTAAAGTTTGTAAAAATGTAAGACCCTGCCCAACTTTTCCAAAACCACCAGTTGTATATAACGTAGCTCCAACTTCAGTGACACCTTTTATTAAGCCTCCCCACCAAGTTTTAGTTTCTAAAGGATCTTCCTCACCATATAGAAAATCATCCCATTCTGGTTCATAACCTTCTTCAGTTTCAGCTTGTTCTTGCATCTCTCCTGAAGCAAAATCAATGACTCGTTCTGGAAGAGTTATAAGGTTAGCAGCAGCTTCTCTAACACCAGCTATAGGTGCTTTAACTGTGTCAGCTATATAGTCACCTAAGTTAGCTCCTTTTGGCTTATTAACTTCGGTTGCTTGTTTTTCTTGTTCAGCATATTGTGCTTGCACAGCAGCTCGTTCTTGTTCTGCTGCCTGCATGTTTTCGACTGCCGCAGCAGTCTCCTCTTCGGATAATCCATCACCAGACATTTCTATTTCCAGTGTCGGATCAAATTCTTCATTCATAGTTACCACGGTAAATATTGCCATATGTAAGGCAAGTAAACCGCAGTTACTCGTCCTTAATCATGTTGGCTTTTTTGTTATAAATGGATGTTTTAACGTTTTGTTCTCCGTACTCCTTTTCATATCTCGCTCTTGTGATACGACCACGGGTAGGAAATTTATAAATAAGATTTTTTATTTTTTCATCTAACTCATCTTTATTATCATCTTTAACTTCATCTTCTACTAAAAACCTAACTTGAGCATTTGCAAAGTTAATTGGATTAACACCCATTCTTAAAGCTAAATCTCTGTAGTAAGTTGGTACATCTTTAAGCTGTTTAAGTGGTGAGTTATGCCACCTTACTAATCCTTTTTCTATTTCTGCATTAGTTGTTATTTTATTAGTTCTCCACTTACCACCAGCAGATTGAGTCATAGATACTTGCATCATTCGACTATAAGTTTCATCTTCACTTACAAAATCTGTACTCATCATTTGCTGAACTTGTCTTTGATTGAGAGCTGCTTTTTCAACAGCTTGTTTAGCTGCTGCCATAGCTTGTTCAGGAGTACTTACAACTTGACCATTACGGAAATAAGTAGATTGGTAAGTTTCATTGAATATTGCTTGTAAGTTATCTCTTAAAGCTAACCACTTAGGAGATTTAATATCAGTCTCACCAAATTGATCTTCTGATGCTTCGTTAGTCCAAGATTTAACCCACTCTTCACCTTTTTTATTATCATCTGAACCGGGAGTTAGTGCTGTACTTTGGATAATTTTATCTTTGTATTTATTAAATATTTCAGTACTAACATTAGTCATATCAAAATCATATACACCACCTTGGTAGCGGATAGATTCCTGAATCATTTCTTCAGCTAAGTCATCATCCATATGACCAGCTAATGCTCCAGCTATTTCATTAGGAACATAACCATCATATTCATTTTTATAATATGCCATCAGTAGAGTTTTCTGATCGTTATTTAAATCACCATATGATTTGATAGTTTCTACATCAGCAATTATTTTTGCTTCTTTTTCTTCTTCTCTAGCTTGTACTCCTAGTTTAGCTGCATCAGCAAGTTCACCTTCTAAACCTTCCCATTCTCTCCATGAACCCATAGTCTTTGTAGAACCATCACGAGCTGTTATTTCGTGATTAACAATAGACATAGCTTCTGGATAAGAGATTTTATTTTCACTAACTAAATCAATAAGATTTTCTTTAAAAGCTATTCTTCCAGCTTGTATAGAAACCCTATTTCTAGCTGCGTAACGAGCTGCCCAATCATGTGCTAACTGATGACCATCTTCAGGATTAGCAGTAGCGAACCCTAGTTCTATCATTTTTGAGTCAGACTCTTGTACTTGAATTTGATAAGCTTTCTCTCTTTTTATAGCTTGTTCTTTTCTTCTTTTTTCGTCAAACTTATCTATTTCTGGTTTAACAACAGTAGCTACAAGAGCTTCGTTTAATCCTGCAAATTGCTTGGCATATTCAAACTTAATCTTTGTATCTAAAGCTGCTTGTTCAGCAGGAGATAGATTATCCATGTGACCAACAGAAACTTGTTGACCATCTCTAATAACATCTATCTTTGTAGTTTCGTAAGCATCATAAACAAACTGGTCATACCCTTTAGCTTTCTGTAAAGCATATTGTTCTGCAACCATATACTTTTCCCAGCCAGCCATGTTACGAAATTCTTGAGCGGTGATAGAGTCACCGGTTTCTGCTTCGTACTTAGATGCAAACTCTTGTGTAGCTAAATCATCTTCAAATAACTGATCTCTTTCACCTCTAAATGTTGCTTCTAATTCTGGGCTAACACCTCTAGTTAGTATGTCTAGTTTTATTTGTGCTTCTCTATCTTGTCTATATTTATCTTGTTTCTTTTTTATGATGTCACCGATAGTAGATGAAAGAGACGCTAAGCCCTTATACATATTTTCGGTATTTCTAACTCTATCAGCAGAGTTTTTTTCTAACTGCTGTAGGTATCTTTCTTCTGATTGTTGGATAGCTCTATCAGATTTTTCTTGTTCTGGTATAACATCAAGTATTTCTTGAGGTGTTACTGACTGCCCAGTTATATTGTAATTTGGAATCATAGTTAATAAGCATAAGGTTGAAATGTCCTAATAGTATGACCAAAGTATGGATCTATAACAGGAGTGTAATTAGGTTTTGGTTGTGGGGTTGGATCTGGAGTTGGATCTGGAGTTTTTTCCTTTCTGAAAGGATTTTTATTGAGGTCCATATCAGCTAATCCAGCACCTAACGCCTCACCCATGCCAAGCATGAATGTCATACCTACGTTCTGCATTACTGGAGCTGGTGGTGCTAAGTCTTGTACTGGTTGAATAGCTACCTGTCCAAAGGATCTATTTAGTAGTCCTTTTAACTGTCTATTAACTTCTTCATTACTTTCTTTAGCTTTGTAACCAGCCAGAGTTAAACCTCTTGATCTAAGTCTTTGACTCATACCAAACTTTGCATTGTTGATAACTAATGCTCTAGCTACTGATTTACCTCCTACTCCACGCTCTGCGGCAGAGGCTTCAATCGCTCCTTCGCTGGCAATCATCTTTCTAAAGTCTTCTTGGTTCTCAAGTATGGCTAAAGATCTTGCATTATTTAATTGTATTTGTGTTCTTGTATAAGCTCGTTGAGCTGCAATGTTTGCTTGGTCAACTTCTTCCTCGAACTGAACTTTCTTACTTGCATAAGTAGCTCTTGTTTGCATCCACTTACGTTCTCTGACTTTAAGTTGATGTTCATAATTCCTGCGTCTTTCTGCGTTAGCTTGAGATGCTGCTTGAGCACTTCCTATCGCTGAGAACGCTGGACCTATTGCTGCTGGACTGCACACGGCAAAATTCTATAAAGGATAAATTGTTTGGTCCGTAGGAAAATCTTCTAAGAAATTTAAAACCTAAAAACCTAAGTAACTTAATATGGACTTTGTTTCTTTCGTCAACAATATTCCACAGTAACTTTTCTGTTCTTGCATTAACATACCTTTTTGCTTCTCTAGCAAAGGTATGAGGATATTCGAGAATAGCTGGGGTGCAAAGCATCCAGATTTGTCCACCATTGTGAACTCCTGCCATGCCTGCTATCTCGCCATTTGGCACTTCAAAATACACTGAGTCGCAATTATGAAAACCTACGACTAAGGCATTTAAAGGGTCATGTCCATGACCTTCTGTAACCTCCCGATAATCATCGGGTAATAAATTAGAAGCCACACGAAGTGCAGCTTCCAATGTTGCTGGGTGAATGTATTTAGACACGCTCGTAAAATTTGTTGTTATAAATCCCTTCCCATGCCATGGTTTGTAATGTGGCAGGAGTTGGGTGAGTTGATTTAAGGCTTAAATTTACGTATAAATTACGGTCATATATTGGTATTGTTCTTAGCACATCATCATCAAATATTCCTGATGAGTTAGCTTGGTAAATATTAGCTGGTTTTACTTCAAATAATTCTGTGTAGTCTGATTTACCTTGTCTAGTTAACGTAGCTTCGTAAACTCCTACACTTCCAAATCCAAACTTAACTCTATGAATTATGGTGTCACTTCTTGCATCAGATATATACCTTTCTCCTTCTCTGGTTACGTAATAAATTTTTGGAAAATCTATTTGCATTGTATATAAATATCCAATAACAAATGATTCATTAGACCAATCTCCCAGTATTTCTAGATTGGATCCATTTACAGTAATGGGTGCATATCTACCAGAATTAACACCTTGATCTACATCGTAAGCAACTAATTGATTACTGCTTTCTAATCCAACTGGTTTAGCTTTAGTAGATTTATTGGTTGCTGAATTATAAGTAAATCCAGAAACAGTCATCAAATGATCTAAATGAACTCTGTTTTCATCTATTAATTGACTATCAGTATCTACTTTTATTGAAAATTTAAGTAATTGTTGTTTGGAATTATTCCTGACTACCACAAATAATGAGTCATCTTGCATACAGTGATACTGAATATTTCCAGATACAGTCCATTTAAACCAAGAAGCAAGTTGTCTATCTGTAATTTGGTTAAAGTATCTATAACCATACAAAACATTTGTATCTTTTTCACTAAAAAATACAACTGAGTTTTCTCTAGAATTAGATACGAGTTTTAGATCTTTTTCAAATAATTTAGAAACAACTTTACTTTGTTCAATAACCTGTACTTCACCTTCTCTCTGGATGCGGTTCATTTCAAAAAATCTACTGTATTTACCAGCATTGTCTAAGAACCCAACTGTGGTTCCAAGTGATATTGGATTTGTAGATTTATTAAAATTATATGAAGCTAAATTATTTATCTTGGCAGTAAGTGGTGTGAATTGATCACTGTCTGTAGTTAACATAAATTGTTGATTTTCAGTAAACAAAACCAAACCTGTATTAACCTGAATACCATCAAACAAAATAGCAGGATATTCGGAACTAGCTGAAATATCTACAGGATCTGCTGCTGTTAGTTCAAGTGCAGTCTTACCAAAAAAGTTAAAAAAGTTACCGGGTCGAGACAAGACAATAAATTCATCAGCTAGCATCGCCAGCCTATTTCTAAAAAACAACATCTTGTTAATTGCCTTACCTATAAAAGAAGGTTCCGGGTTTGTATCTTCATCTCCTACAATCGCATCGTCCCATTGTGGAGCACTATAAGAATTTCCAGAAATAGTGTAGGAAGAGCCATCTAGTTCAGTAAGTCTAAAATTACCATCTGCTGTTCTTATTAGAGCGACAGGCATTTTAGAATATTTAAACCTTATTTTTCTTCCGGGTTTAGCACATTCTTCCCATATACCTTCACCATCTTTATCATTATTACCAAAAAACTTTACGTAATAATTGTCTTCTTCAGCTGCTGCATTATTAATTACTTCAACAACCATCCCATGCTTACATTGTGTAGGTAAATCTCCTGCATCATTTACTTTTGAAGTAACTACATTTAATAGCTCGCCTACAGGAGTAGACGCATTAAAGATTGCATCTCTTTTTATATGTAACCCATTTCCAATCTGTGTAATTGTAAAACCATTTCCAGTAGTAGCTGTTGCACTACCAGTTAACTCTTTTCTTATATCACCAAGAATACTTTCAGCAGTAATAGTTGTTTCAGTATCAAACGGTGTTGGGTTAGGTCTAACTAAACCTAAGTTAGCTTGTACCGCAGAAGTACTTACACTTTTAATAGTTACTTTATAAAACCCATCTTTCATCCATACAAAAAAATAATCACCTTCTTGCCATCCTTGACCACCATGTAGTAAATCGTATGTTGTTGTATATCTAGCTTTATAATTAGTAGTTTGATTCTCTCCACTACCAGTTGTAAATGGTACTGATTGTCCAGTAGTTCTTATACGAAAATAAAGGTTTTTTGGAGATCTTGCAGACGTGCCAGTTAAAGTATCAACTTCAGTATTATCTATACCTCTTCTTACTTTAATTGTGTATTTAAAATTAGTTCCTGAAGTTGTAGCTACGCGGTTGTAGTAATACTCAGTACCCGCACTATAAGGTTGAGACCCTATTTCTACCGGATTATCATTGTTATAAATTAGTCCACCTACAGCATTTTCATCAGTAAATTCCTTATTATCTGAAACGTCAAAGATACGAGTACCTACATTAGGTGCATACGCATCGTTACCCTCACCGGCACTATTGTCTGTAGGTGCATAGCTTCCATTATCGTAGTCATCTATATTATCTCTAGTTGCATGAGTTCTTAAATAACCACCACTTGTACCATAATTATTACTTGAACCAACAAGTTCAACATCTATCCTTGTTGCTGTAGAAACGTTAGTTGTATTTGTATTGTCAAAAACATTTAAAGCATACTGTTTTGAATAAGAGATACTTTTTAGTTCAACAAAAATTTCTTTCTTAAAATCTCCAAGAGGTTCTACAGTGGTATCCATTTCAGTAGTAATGGATCTGTTATTTATATAAGTAAAATCGTTGAGAGTTAAGGTTTGTATATCTTGTTCATTTGTATGAGTTAAATATGTGTTATTTCCAATAGCATTAACAACTGTTTTTTCTGCTCCAGTCAAACAATCCCACATTTTAACAACACCATTTCGTGCTATCTGTCCTATGTATTGTTCGTTTTCATCACGATAGTAATGAAACCATTTACCGTCTGCTGTTGAATTATTTGTTCCATCAGACAAAGATGCCACAAACTTACCGGCTGGTCTTTTAACTAATCCAGTGGTTATATCAGGAATTGCATTTACTAAATTTTTAACTTGTCCCGGAATCTTCTGTTCGTCAGGTTGTTGGGAAATTCCACCTGTAAGACTGTGTATAGTTTGTGTGATATTTGCCATTATCTTATAAGTGCATTGTATGGTTGGTATGGTCTATAGGAATTGTTATGGCTAAATCCCATATAAGAATGATCACCTTGATTACATTCGTATTCAATAACTGAAGCTCTTGTAAATGCTTCTTTATCATTCAAAAGTGATACTAATTCTTTATTAGAAACTAATTGAGCTGCTGCAATAGTTGAAGCTTTGCAGATTATATATCTTTGAAAAACTGGTGGTACATCTTCAAAACTGTAAAGAGTAACAATATCTAAATTAATTTTTTCTTCAAATTTATCTGTGTGATCAACAAGATCATATAATCTTCCATTTCTTCTAACTAGATCAACATTTCTATTTACGCTGTCTCCATGTACGTCATATCTAAGAATGTTTGCTGGAAATGATATGTATTTTGTTATTGAATCAGGAGAAAACTCTACATTATATTCAGTATTAAAATGCCATCCTTCATTCTGTATATCTTTATTAGCTTCGATTAATAAGTTATGTACAAATGTTGTTTCAGGATTATTAAAATCTAATGTTGTTATTGGTGATTGACCAATGCTACCCAAGATAGAATTAACTGCGGATAGTTCGGTATCGGTTGCTATTTGAGTAGTCATAAATAAAAAAAAGGGACCCGAAGGTCCCGTATAAAATGTATAAATTAGAACGCAGAAGGAGCAGAAGCACCAACATATAGTTCTACAGCAGCAGCTGGGTTTAGATAGTCTGCACCCATTGCCATTCTTCCAAGTATTACATCACCTTGGTAAACAACTGAAACGTCGCCTGAAGTTACTTGAACCTGTGGTCCAATAGCTTCTACAACGCCAGCAGCTTCTTTCTGGAAAATCAAACCACATGACTTAGCTGCTACTTCTGCTGAAGTACCGTAGTCATTGTTAATTCCAGATGTTGCTCCTGAAGCATTTTCAAGAGATGGTCCAATATGAGAACCTAAGTTACCGGGAGCTGTCTTACCTGTAGTACCACCGAAAGCTGTACCATACTTGCCAAGGAATGGAATATTCATTGACTTGAAGATCTTGATTCCAGCGATTTCTACTACACCCTTACCACCTTGTAAAGCTGCACCTTGTACATCTCTGTTTACAAGTCCGTTGTTTCCAACATCTGTGATAAGTGAATAGTACTGACGTGGGTTTAGAACCGCACATCTACCTTGTGAACTTACACCTTTTTCGTCTAAAGCAGCAGCAGCATCATAGAATGCTGTTACTAGGTTACTAGCACTGAAAGCGTCAGAATCATTAGTTGTTGAACCAACTCTGATCTGTGTTCCACCGGGTTCTACGAAGTTTGCCTTCGTGATTGGAGAAGCAGCTCTAGCTCCTCTAGTGATAGCTCTGAAGATGAGTCTGTCATACTTCTCAGCTAATGCGTATCCAATCTTCTTGGATATTTCTCCACGTAATTCAAAATGAGCAAGTGTTTCATCTAGTTCATAGACGAATGCACTTGAAATTAATAGGTCGTCGCATGTAATTGTTTTTTCTGCGACTGGAGGTGCGCCATCACTGTTACCTAAGATACTGTTTCCGGGAGTATGGAACTCAGCAGTTGTGCGTCCAGTATAAATGAACTGCAAACTCTTTCCGTTCTTCAATGTTCTCTTCATCACCATGTCACGAGCGATTGTCTCGTGCTGGAAGCCTTTGAACATTTCTCCACTAAACAATTTAAGGTAGAGTGCTCTAGCGTCACCTGTAGCGTTTGACTGACCTTGGCGTGTTAGCGAGGTAGTCAAATCGGACTTCTGATGAGCCATTATTTTCTACTTAAATGTAAGGGTATATATTGTCGTTCCTAACGTTAGAATGTTGTCAGTCTTAATTGGTCTAACGTGAGACTGTCACGTTTTGTGGTCTTTTCCCACCGTCGACGGGTAAAAGGTATCCTCCTCAGAGGGCTTTTCCCAAATTGAGTAAGGAGGAATCGCACCTCCTCTATGGTCAAACTACTTGACTACTCTTGTGTAAGCAACGCCACGATATACGAATGTAACTTTCATGGTTATCTCCATATACCAAGACCCCGTTCCATGCCTTGGTGCTCATGCGTCTCCGGAGAGATGAACGGACGTAATATCATGTGTTTTTGTTTAGGTTGCATCCAGTGTCTTGTAACACCGGCGATGATAAAGAGATTAGTTATCAGAGTTATCGTCGTCAGTAAGTTCTTTATCAGTTTCTTTTTTTGTTTCTTCTTCACTATTGCAAAATTCAAAGCTGGTTACGCTTGCTCGCATCTTATCTGATTGATGTCTCATCCTATTTGTGGAGCTGAAAGTGCAACTTGTGTTGACTCAGTTGAAGCTAAGTCAAGTGGGAAGTTGTGAGCATTTCTTTCGTGCATAACTTCAAATCCGAGGTTAGCTCTATTCAATACATCTGCCCAAGTAGGAATTATTTTTCCATTTACATCAACTACTGATTGGTTAAAGTTGAAACCATTAAGGTTGAAAGCCATAGTGCAGATTCCCATGGAGGTAAGCCATATGCCAACCACTGGGAAAGTACCAAGAAAAAAATGTAGAGCACGAGAATTATTGAAAGAAGCATATTGAAAAATTAATCTCCCAAAGTATCCGTGTGCAGCAACTATGTTATACGTCTCGCCTTCTTGACCAAACTTATATCCATAATTCTGTGATTCAGTTTCCGTGGTCTCCCGAATGATTGAGGAAGTAACAAGGCTTCCGTGCATAGCAGCAAACAAAGCACCGCCAAACACACCCGCAACTCCGAGCATATGAAAGGGGTGCATAAGGATGTTGTGTTCCGCTTGGAAGACAAACATAAAGTTGAATGTTCCACTTATTCCTAAAGGCATACCATCAGAGAAAGATCCCTGACCAAATGGATAAACTAAGAAGACAGCTAACGCTGCTGATACTGGTGCCGAGTAAGCAACAAATATCCAAGGTCTCATGCCGAGTCTGTATGATAGTTCCCATTGTCTTCCTGCATATGCAAGTACTCCTATTAAGAAGTGAAAGACTATGAGCTGATATGGTCCGCCGTTATATAACCACTCGTCCAAAGTGCCGGCTTCCCAGATCGGGTAAAAGTGCAATCCAATTGCGTTGGAGCTAGGGACGACTGCTCCTGAAATAATATTGTTTCCGTACATTAACGAGCCGGAAACTGGCTCACGTATGCCATCTATATCTACTGGCGGTGCAGCGATAAAGGCGAGTATAAAACATGTGGTAGCAGCTAGTAAACATGGAATCATTAGCACACCAAACCAGCCTACGTATAGACGGTTTTCTGTGCTAGTGACCCAGTTACAAAACTTCTCCCAATTGGTTGTAGTGTCTCTTTGTGTTACTGAGATTGCAGCCATTTGATTAATTAGTTTAAATGTATGTTGTCACATTCCTCTTCTACTTTTGAGAGGAAAAAATTGATGAGGTCCATCTTAGCTTGGTAAGGTAGTTCCTCATCTAGTATCACTTTGTATCTTGCTTCAACAAAATCGAAGCAACTCATCTTCCATTTGTAAGGTTCAATAACCCTTGGTTTAGAAAATGCCGGGTATGATCTGACCTGTGGTGACATAAGCACCAATAGCAGCAACGAAACCAAGCATCGCTGCCCAGCCGTTAAAGCGTTCTGCTTCATTTGTCATAATTGGGTGTGTGTTGTGGTGTGTCATTGGAATAATTCGTACTGGTGGTTCGTAAGGATATTCGTTTTCGAGTAATGTATCTAGATCTTTTGTTTTCATTAGAATTGCAGATCTGATTGTTCAAGTTTTGCTACGACGTCAGCTCTATATGCTGGGTCATTATCGTAACGAGGATCTCCCATCGCTGCTACGAGTTCAGCTTGTGATCTGAAAATATCACCACTGGATGATGCTGGTTTGCCTTGTAGCATTCTTCCTTCATATCCATTGGATTCGTCATATTGTCTTTGTAAGCCTTGAAAAGCTATACCGATTGCGGCTGGGTTGCCAGTATCAACAACAGAATCGAAAGCATCTATCTGTGCATCTGGGAGATTACTAGCAGCCCACTCAATAACTCTGTTGTAGTTGGATTCTCCTCCTGCTGCGTTCTGAACACTATTAACTTGTGCGTCAGACATTTGTACAGCTTGTTGTGGAGCTTGAGGATTGCTGGCTTGAATTTCTAAGTAAGCATTAACTAAATCTTGACTACTCATTTCAGAAAATTTTTCAATAGTTTCCTCACTAAGAGTTCCATCATTAGCGTAATACTCTTCAGAGGCTTCGTTAATTAAACTGACCGCAGGAGAAGCATCAGATACTTCTTCATAGCCTTCTTCCTCTTCTTCATATCCTTCGTCTGTTGATTCGTAGTCGTAGTCTTCTTCTTCGGTTTGTCCAAGTTTTTTCTGTAATGATAAGTATGCGTTTTCTAATTCTTCTGCGTTTTTATATTTACCAGCTAATAGTCCTTCTTGTTCTGCTACTAGCTGCTCTCCAACTTCTAAAGAATCTTGTTCTTCAGCTGTTAAAACTTCTGTATCAGGAGAGTTATCACTTGTAAATGTTTCTGCCATTATTCAGTTTGTTCAATTGGTGGTTCTTGTTTTGATGGATCTGCTAAAGGTGAATTTGCAAATTGACCAGCCTGTTCAAGTAAGATCTGGTTCTGCTTATCCTGCATGAGTTGTTCTTTATCATCTCCAACTTCTTGTTCAGTCTTAACAAGGTTCAGTACATCAATACCTTGTGCAGCTGCAAGACGTTTAATAGCTTCTAGAGGATTAATGAATTTCATTAACATCTCTGGACCAACTGTTCCTGCAACTGTCTGCATAAACATTGTTAAAGCTTCTCTATCTTGACCACGTCCTAAAGCATTTACACCCGCAACAATGGCTGGTCTTATTACATCTTTAGGTAACTTGGGTAGTTCGTTTGATCTTTGTAAAACTAAAAGTGTTCTATCTAAATAGGGTATGAGGAAAGATGTAGTTAATAAGCTAAAGATTCCACCAAGCTGTTGCTCTAGTTCTAACTGAGTTAGTCTGACTTCTTCTGCTGTTACTCTTTCTGCATTCCTTACATTCATAACAAGGAAAGCTTCAAGTAATCTTCTCTCAATTGTTTGTGCCATCTGAGCTGCTGTTGAAAAATCAGCAGTTTTTCCGACCTGAACGACTTGTACGTCCTCCGCCCGACCTTGTACGATGGCTCCATTTCCAGCCTTTGCGATAGTGGCTGGCTTTGTAGTTGAAGATGGACTAACCAGAAAGATTACTTTCGAGGCTGCCGCAGCTCCTTCTACTAATGCTTGTGATAAACCTTCAAGAGATTTGAGATCACCAAGGAACTCTTCTACTCTTCCACGTCCATACTGTTCTCCGTCTACAGAATTGAAAGTCAGGACGAGCCATGGACTTGCATTCTTAGGAGCTGTACTTCTTGTGTTAGGTATTATCTTATCTAATACTTCTTGGTGCCATACCCATCTGCCGTTATCAAGTTTCACGTACGTATAAACTTCGACATCATCTGTATGACTACCAGTGGTTTCGTCAATACCTGTATTAGGTTGTGGCTTTGGTACTTCATACCCAAGCACATCACGACTTATCAATTCCTTTGTAACTATTTCTAGGACGTTACCATTTCCATCTCTGTTGACGACATACCTATTCAGTGGGTAGTTCTTTATCCCATCTTTGCCCATAAATAACAAAGCATTACCACCAACAATTAAATGTTTAAGTGCTTGGTGTATCACAACTCTGTCATTTGATGCAGCGATATAGTCCATGACCATTCGCTCCATTTTGGATAAAGAAAGATCAAGTTCTGACCTTGCTTCTGGAGGTAGATCTTCACCTAACTTATCTTCTCTTACTTGTAGCTTAAAGAAGGTTCCTTGTGGAGGTAGGATTGCTAGCATTAATTTTGCTGCAAGCCCTACCGTACACTTGGATCCTACTGATTGCCACGGAATATTGAGAGTTTCGTGTGTAGGTCTTGAAGATGTATCGTCTTGAATTAAATAAGGTAACGTGAGTTCTGAACAATCAACGGCTTTGTCTAGGAATTGGCGTCGATCTGTTACCAATTGATTGTATCTCTCACGAGCGAGCATCAGTTAAGACCCCCGCTTTTGGTATCCATACCTGTATTTACTTTAGGATCTAATTTAATCCTTAATGAACCAGTTCCTTCTTTGTACATGGCTGGGTTTTTATTACCACGTTTTGTTTTAGCTTTCCTTACCTGTGGATCTACATCCTTTAAAATAGGATTAGGAGGATCCACTGGCTCAGCTGGAGGTAATGGTGGTGGTGGAGCTGGAGGTAATGGTGGTGGAGCTGGTAGTGATCTTTGTCTATTAAAAATACACATTAGATTTCCTCGTCTTCTATTGATTTAATGTAATCAATTACACTAGCTTGCCCAGCTCTATACATAATTGATTCAATTGGTTCTTTTGGGTGAATTGGTTCCCACCCGAAGTTATCGTCTAACTTCTTTATTAACTCTGTTAGTCTTTCGTTGTGAAGTTTAAGAGTATTGAGGGAGATTGACATTACTATGTTCAAAAAATGCAGGCATTCTTGCTGCCTTCGTCTGAGAAAACTCTGGTGCTCTACCCTCGTACATTAGTCTGTCACTGGCATCTAACCAAAATTTTTTGTCCAAATATCTATCTTCATTTCTTTTTAAAGGTTCCATAACCCAGTTGATTGTTGCCTTCCGTAGAAGGTCAAGAGATCTACTTGGTTTAAGTCCTAGCTCTGCACATACCAATGAGTTAGCTGCCACATGAACTTGCTCATCTCTTGATATATCTGCGCTAACAGTTCTTAAACCGGCATCACCACAAAATCTAAAGAATGGTAGTAATACAAAAAAGATTGCTCTCTCTGCTACTAATGCTTTACAAATTGTGTGGTCTGGGTGAGCTTCCCAAGCTGCACGTAAGCGTAATGCTTCGGCTTCGGCTTTATCATCTACGCCTAGTGCGTTGGTGATGTATCCAAGTGCAAGATCATGTTTAATCTCGTCTTTGACATTGCTTTCTAAAAGTGCTCTGGCAGTGTCGGGAACTTTTTTATCAAGTGCGTCTGTAATAAACTCGCCAACTGGTAACTCCATATGGCGTATTGCAAGAGCACGGTAGATGGTTTCTTCTGCACCTTCTTTAAGTTTTCCTTTAGATGTTTGTACGGGTGTCCAAGTTCTTTTCCGGGACAGTAATTTTATGTAGGGATTCATTGCTGACAATCACAACCTATTTCGTCTGGTTTATTACTCATTATTTCTGCCAAGTAATCGTCAACTGAGGTATCTTCTAGAGCTGCATAAGCATCTGTCTTATCCTGTGTATCTCCCATTACTTGTAGTGCATAATATAAAGAAGTTTGTGGTGAGTTAAGCCACTCTTCTATAAATGCCTCATCGTAAGTCACCATGTCGCTCCAACTGTTGAAGCTATAGCCATGAAGCAATCCTGTTCTATTTAGCATGATCATTATCTGATCTGCTACTTGTTTATAACTCTCCCATCCAACTTCAGATGCGATTTCAACGTCGCCATATTTTACCTGTTCAACACCAAATTCACCTGAATCCCTGTCAACTACTCGACTAATTGGTGGTGCTATTTCTGGTGTAGAAGTAAAGCCATGAATGTCTCTACTCCTGTAAGAACAACTGGCGGTAGGGGCTATCGCGAATGCCCGTTCCATGTTGTTCTCACGTGCAATGTTAGCTGCCTCTTGTATGCCGAGGAAGAGCTCACGTGCAGCTAATCCCGCGTAACCTTCGTAAGGCTCAGCATTATTACATGCTTCAAGTGCCTTACCAAACTCGGCATAGGTAATATTGTTATTGGCTAAGAAGTTAGCTAAACCAAGCATCCCTAGTCCTACTTGTCTGTCATTCTCTGGCTTTAAGTATTCACCAGACTGTCCAACACCTGTTTTACCATGGAGGCTGCACAGTTCTTGCATGCCTTCACGGAAAGCTGGTCGGAGGTCGCCGATACGACAGGCACCGAGATTGATATGCTGTAGGAGGCACGTTCCACGTGAGGGCAAATAAACTTCCAAGCATACATTCGATCTAATTCTTTTTCCATTATTGTCATGTTTTATTTTTGATAACCAAATGTCTCCTCTTGCAATTCCTCCAAGTATTGCTTCCTTTGTTTCAGGGTTTGAATTATTCCAGAGTTCTTTGGTGAGGTCAACACATCGTTTGACCCATGGGAGCTCGTGTCTTTCTGTGAACACGAACTCAAGGATATCGGCGTGATTAATATCAAGATGGAGGACGCAAGCACCGTTCCTAAATGTGCCCCCCCTACGTAGTATTTCATTTAATGTTGAGTAAATTTTTCCGAATGAGACAGGTCCTGATGCAACGAGTGAATCAGGTCCTTTATTTGTTGTTGTTCCTCTTGGTCTAACGTCCGACAAGTGGACTGCGACTCCTGCTCCATATCTAAGAGCATGCGATACAAATCTCCAGCTCGCTTCGATGCCATCACTTCCTTCCATGCTGTCCTGCACGTTAAAAATTGTGCAGCTTACCGGTAGACGGTCAGTAGGATTATCAATCCATGCTTGGACTCGACCAGTCCTAGCTATTTTGTTGGGTTCTATTTTCGATTTCATTGAGTAAATAATGGGCAGCTTTTTTTAAATCTTTTAAGTCGTTGTCTTTATAACCAGCTCGACATATATATTTGATTACGTTTCCAAGGTGATAGTTCAGGCTTTGATCTCTAATGAAATCCCATACTTCTATGTTTCCTCTCTGGTAGTAATCAGGACCTTCGTTTTTTTGCTTCATGTAACAGGGGTGAAATTAAGTTATTTAATTTGAAAACTTGCTCTTGTAACCTCATATAAAGTTCCATCATTGTCTCTTTATCTATTTCATACAGTGCTAACTGGATCTCTCTCATCTCTAAGTCCTGATGGAGGGTCAATTTCGTACTGTCCCACAGGTTGCCAGAGGATTGGTTCTCTTTTTTCATGGTCGTAGTCGTCAGTAGTTAAAATTCTTGCCAGTCGTGCATTGATTAATGCGTCTGCTTCAGTCATATCCTTTTCTTCAAAGGTCTCAACGACTGCTTTCCATGTGTATCCTTTCTGTTCAAAGATCTTTTCTGCCTTCTTGATACCTATTCCCGGGACACCTGAATATCCGTCAGTATTATCACCAGCCATAGTTTGTATCAAGTGCCATCTTGCTCCTTCTTCTGGAGAAATCGTTACAGTTTCTTTGAAGTCATATAATTTACCGGGAATCTGTCTCATGTCCTTATCTGGAGAGACAATAACATTGCCGGGGTACTTTGTTGCGTAGATACCTAACGCATCGTCAGCTTCAAGTGTATCCTTAAGAATAACTTTATATCTTTTTTTAAGCTCCTGTATCACACGTTTGAATCCACAGGGCTTTTTTCGTTGTCGATGACCCTTGTAATCGGGCAGAATTTTTTTCCTAAAATTATTAGGGCTTGTAAAAAACAATACTAAATCTTCGTCAAAAAACGAGCCAAATTCAGTTTTTATCTTTTCTAAATCTCTTGTGACGCATTTCATAGCATCTGAGAAGTTTGAAGTAACGACTATGACGTCATCACCAAAATCCATTTCTGTTTCTGCTGCTGCACAGCATTTATAGACTATATAGTCGCAATCAATTAATAATTTCATATCTAATGTACGTCAGCCCATGTTGGTCCTTCTTTTGCTTCGGCAGCTATGGGACAACGTAATTGGTAATATTCTCCAGCTAATATTGCTGATGTTTCTAGTTCTCTTTTTACTCCAACTGCGTGATAAGGTCGACATTCATACTGCAATTCGTCGTGAACGAATGCAAGTTGATGTGTGTGAAAAGGTTGTAGTCGATCATTTGCAATGACCATCCAACGCTTTGCAACAATACCAGCAGAGCATTGAAGTAAATAATTTAACGCTTTGTGCGGGCTATCGACCAGCACCCTTCGTCCGTCCAATGCCAAGAGGTAACCGTTAGCAGCCTTATTTGAAACCGCTCCCAATAAGTCGGAGAGTCCTTCGATAGCAGATACGAAAGCCGTTCGGATCTCGGATCCTTTTTTTCTAGCTTCCTTGGGTTGTAAAGAGTTATCATAACTCGTTCCTATTTTTTCGTTTCCAGCACCATAAAGAAAGGCATAAGTCACAGTCTTAACTTGGCGTCTGGTGATTCCTATTTTGTCTGCATTTACTTGATGTATATCATCGTTTAGTAAGATATCGGCGTATCGACCTCCGTCATATCTGCCAAGGTAATGTGCAAGCATTCGTAGTTCAATACCACTTAAATCTGCTCCTACCATTGTGTGTCTTGGACTGGCAGTAAATAGTTCTCTAAATTCTTTATCAGCAGGTACCTGTGCTAAATTCGGTTTTCTGTGAGCACATCTAAATGTGTTTGTAGAAACTGAACAGTTGTGGTGAATCCTACCTTTAGTCGTAACAAGCTTGTTCCATGCGTTCACGCCTTCGGATATCATTCCAAGCTTCTTCTTTATCGTCAAACATTTCGCACATGCTAGCGAGAAGGGAATATTTATCTCCGTCAATGTAATCTCGTCGATAATTGGTTTCCCAGTCGTAGTGGTCTTGCTCAATTTGACATTCAAATGTGTCGTCAGAATCCATGCTATATGGTCTCTCGATGTGGGGTTAAACTCCTTTATTCGTTGTATTTCACATCCTGCTCTGTATCCTTGTGTTGCGTTATCTCGTTTAGGAGTGAACAACGATCCTGCAACGAAAGGGAATTGTTTTCGAAGTATGTCAATAGTTTCTTCCATCTCTCTTCTGAGATGTGACTCAAGTTGCTGAGCTTTTGATTCATTAAATGTCCATCCATGAATTTCTTGTTCAGTCAATATTTCTGCGACGCGATGCTCTAATCTACACGCGTCAGATAAGGGCGGAAGTGATCGCATAATTTTGTAGTTACTTTTACGTCTTGGACCATGTAGTCCTGCATTTCTTGACTCCACTCTTGCCAGTCACTGGTCTTACCAAAGTCTCCTTTGTATTCGCCTAATCTGTAACCGTATGCTTCGAGTGAATGTCTTCCATATAGTTGTAGTGGCATATGTCGCCATTGCCTTCGCTTATCTATCTCCATCAAATTTGGATGAAATAGGCGAGAAAGGACAAGAGTATCAACGCATTCAGCACAAGTAAAAAACTCACTGCTAAGCTTCCGTAGAACAGGAAGGTCATAACCAATAATGTTATGCCCAGCGAGAGTATCAGCTTCCATAAGTTGATTGATACCATCCCTGATACTGGGCGTCTCGTCATCTTGATCGTTATATACGTAGCTTTTTTCCTCTTTGGTACAAAAGGTGGAAATGCAATGTATTTTAGAAACGTCATATAATAGTCCGTTTGTTTCTATATCGAATACCAGCATTATTTTTTAGCGGTATATGTTTTATCCCTAAACTTTGCTTTTTTCTTTGCTTGTTTTGTGGGTGGGTTTGGTTTCTTCAGCTCAGAAGTCTGTTTGGGGATTGAAAATTGGCTCCGTAGTTTCATCGTATTTACATGTTTCTTTGTTGTATTTCAGTTGACATGCGACACCTACTTCACCTGAATATCGGTTTTTTAGAACACGCAAGATAGTTGTATCTTCAGCTTCCGTTTGTTGGTTTCTTTCCAGTCCCCATACTTCATCTGCTAGTTGGCTTATTGCTGCGCTTCCCCTCAGTTGACCAAGAGTTACACGTGCGCCTTCTTCGTGATTCTTATCTGTTTGTGTTCTTCGTAGATGAGATACCAAGAATAGTTTTATTCCTGTCTTTTCAACTAAACTTCGTAGCTTAGTCATGGTGGTGTCGATCATCTTTCTCTCATCTCCATCTAATCCGGAAATCAATATACTCAGATGGTCCAAAAATATGGTCTTCGTTTCGAGCGCGAGTGCCATATATTCAATGCGACTGTAGATAATATCAGGATCAGCACTCCCGAAGTGGTCATAAAGAAAGAGATTCCAGTTTTTGAGCGTGTAGTCATATGCTTCTTGTAATGTTTCCTTGGTATGTTCTCCAAGATGTAATGCTTTACCAGTAGCTACAGACATCAAGCCTAAAGCTGTTCTTCTATTTGATTCTTCTAGTGCGATATACCCGACACGCTCGTCCTTGTCTAAGAAGTGAGTCGCCAACTGTCTTGTCAGGGTTGATTTACCTTGACCTGTTCCTGCACTTATTACCGTCAGCTCTCCGTATCTACAACCATGAGTAAGTCTTTGCAGTCCTGCAAATGGATACTCAAAGTCACATGGAGGACTAGGATTAGTGACTAATTCCAGAAGCGATTTACCATCGACGATGCCATCCGGTTGATACGGCGACGCATTCCAGATCGCTTTACGAATAGCCTCTGAATCTCCAGCTTGGAGAGCATCAGAAGCATCTTTGTACGGATCCTGAAGGTGAGCAATTTTAACTCTCCCAGATGGTAAGAGAGAAGCCACCTGCTCCGTTGCTTTCTGACCAGCCTCGTCCTTGTCAAAGAATAAGATAATTTCTTTATAACCTTGGAAAAGCTGGAGTTGTTTCTGTATATCTTTCTTTGCCGACGCTGCACCATGAGGAAGGGAAACATGCGCCCAGTTAGGGTAGGCTTCCCAGCCCGAAGCAGCATCGAGTTCACCTTCATATACAATGATAAGTTTGCCAGTAGAAGGAATGAGAGACTGACCAAATAAAGTATCTGTAGTAGTTCCCTCATACTTAAAGTCCTTTAACTTGCTTTTGGTTTTGAATCCTCGAAGTGTTTTATCGCTGCTGTAATAAGGGAAGCGGAGAAGTTCTCCGTCTCTATATATTTTGTAGTGTTCGCAGGTTGCTTCACTGATTCTTCGTTTTTGCAGCCTTTGGGCTGATCCTTTGAATGTGACATTGGTGGGCATATGATTGTGATAATTTTTTGTCGTTAAGTTTTGACAACTAAAACAAAATGTATTTCCGTCGCTATATATAGCTTTCGCATCTGAAGAGCCACACACTTCGCATGGCTCATGTCTTAAAAACTCTGCTGTCATTTCAACCAATCAACTGGAATGCAGTGTGCAGCGCACCATAATATTCCGTATCGCTCACACCATTTTGCATAGGTTGTTTTGCTTTTTTTGGAAATCCTTTTGTATGGATCTTGAAAGACCATACGAAGATCTATTGTTGGGTTATCTTTTATGACTTGTCTTATTTTTCGCCTAGATGGTGGATCCCAATATCCTTTAACCTCTAGGATTACTCCATTATTCGGTAATACAAAATCAGGAGTATAGCTGTGTTGGATAGTGTAAGGGTAGGACGCTTCCTCATATTCGTAGTCAACGCCCAACGTTACTAATAGATCAGCTACTTTCTCTTCAAGTCCTGATCGAAATGCCATTAGAAGTCGTCTTCTACTGAGCTTGGTGTCGTGTCAGGTGTCACGTTTGGGTCTTGTGTCTTAAATCCAGCAGTGTTGCCAAATAATTCAGCAGCTCCTTGATCGTCAAGATCACCTGTATCCACACCTACCTCTGACTGCACACTTACTATCTGAACTCCAGACAACTTGAGTGATGTTCCATAGGTCACGCCATCTCTAAGTATGTATGGTTTCTGAGTAAATCCAAGCTTAACTTTGCTGCCTGAATAAACTGGTGTACTTTCGTCCTTGATTGGTGTACCTTCAGTATCAACAATCGGAGGTCTCTTTTCATCTGACCAAGAAAACTTGATTAGGTACTTACCTTTCGATACCTCTTCCCATGGTGTAGGTTTTAGTGTCGATCTCTTTGGGTTCTTAAGTTTACTCTCTGCCCACTTTAGGCATTCGTCTCTTTCATCTTCTAGCGTAGAGATTAAGTCTTCTCCTACTACAGCTTTTAATGAATAGCCAAACTTACTTGGCTTCAACACAGCCTGAAAACCTTCAAGGGTTACAGGCTCGGGTGTTACGTGTATGTTTCTCATTAACAGAAAAAATATTGTGAATCAATTACGGCTTCTGGTTTTAAGTCGCCAATAATCGGTGGTTCAGACTCTGACCCGATAGATCGAGCAAAGTCTTTTAATGGTTCATGCTCCGCAAATAGGTGCATGTAAGTTTCTCGTACGAGAGTGGACAGTTTACACATATCAGTAGCTAAACAAAGCACTGAATCATGTATTGTCGCTATTGGTTTTTTGAATTTAGTTGCTGCGAAATGCAATAAAGAAGCATCTAGTGAGTGAATTAGATTTGGAGCTGTAGCGTTTTTATGATGTTTTAAGTCAACTACCTTTTTTTCACTACCAATTACAAGCTGACATCTTCCCATTAACATAGTGTCAATACGAATAAGTTTTCCTGAGTTTTTCATTAACTTTTGATGTACTTTAAAGCCACTTGGAGATCTCCAAACTATTTCCTCTTTTCCACTTTTAATAGCTTTCGTAACTTCTTGTTCTATCCACTTCATCACGTTCATAGCTCCGGGAACTACTTCGTTCATAGCAACTCGCACAGCTTGTACGCATTGAGTTAGTTCTTCTTTATCAACTTCTACTCCCTTTTCCTTAAAGGCGTCCCTGATATATGACCTATTACTAAAGGGTTTAGCATTGTAAGGTATTGTCATCACGCACCTTTTGGTTACTTTCCTGTCCCAGTAAGGCTTTAACCTGTCAGGAATAGCCTCCACGCTCCTTGAAGCGATGGTTGCATAGGCGTCTTGGGGTTTGTTACTTCCAATGACATTTACCATGCGAGCAGTGGAGGCGTCCTTGGCGAGACCGGCGAGAATCTGAAGACCACTACATGTAGCGTCTACTGCTACAGGAAGATGTGTTACGTCCGTGTGTCCCAAGATGAGACTGACATACTCATTTGCAGCAGCCAAAAATAACCATGGTTCGTCTGCATTTTCCCAGTCAGCGATGTATTTGATTGGGTCTTTAACTATTCTGAATACAAGATCTTGATTAGCTGGTATTGATACCCACTCTAATCTTTCTTGCATCGTAGCTTTATCTAGTCCATACGTAGTTGCTAACTGAAACTTGATCCACTCCAAACCTTTTGGTGTTATCTTTGCACCTTCACTAAAGAGAATTAGACTTTTTCCAAAGTCAGTATCTTGAATTGAAAGTACCGAAGGTATGGGATATGCTCTTCCACGGTAATCAAACGAAAAAGGTATGTAGAAATCCTTACCTTTAAACTCACGTACAACATTCATAGTCATGCGTGTTCGACAGGACTTACGCACCTCTGCTGCCTGTTTGTTCATCGCTTTTGTTTTTGATCTTTTCCACTCTGTCCATACTTCCTTGCTCGCATCTTCATGCGGTTTAGGTTGGATAGGGTGACTAACAATAGGTTTAAATTTACCTACTTCTATTTCTTTCTCTTCTAATTCCTCCGCAACTTGTACTATAAAGTTATTTAACTTGTATTTTACGGATTGAAGAGAATTAATAAATTCATAAGGAAGTTCTTCTCCCTGTATATATGAGGGATCGGTTTTTCGTACAAATTGATGGCATTTATTAAGGTCATTTAATAGATAACCGCCATCTTGTAACTGGTTCCAATTTCTTGGCTTAATAAGCATAGGCTTAGCCAAAGGACTAAAAGTTTCTGCAACTTTAATAAGAGTTTCTTTGTGTTCAATTAATTCTTGAGTAGGAGTTAGTAAATTTAATTTATTATTTTTACTTGCCATGACAACTACTCTTTCAAACCATTTAGTTTCTTCACAAAATACATCAACGCACCATGCTCCAAGTTTATTTTTAATACTTTTACTCCATGTAATCCAAGGTGTAATGCCACATTTATGGATAGTTGTTTGTATTGATTTTCTTTTATATGCAGTTCCTTTAGATTCGTGCCAATAATTCTTTTTTAAAGTAGCAAATAAAGCCGGTGCTTTTTCATCGTAGTATCTAAGTTGACAGTCAGCTTCAATTGCGTTTGCGATGCTTGTGACAATATTTTCAACACGATGTTTTGTCTTTCTAGAAGAGAATACATGATCGAATATTATCTTACCTGTAATTAAAGCTATTAACTCAGAAGGTATAGGAAATAAATATTGATTTAAAAAAGCAACACCTCTTCCAGCATGTTTGCGTGAATATTCTTTCTTATCATCTATTGCCTTAATTATTGTAGGCAAGATAGCAGTTATTGATGCTGAGCCATAAACAGTAGCGGAAGCATATGTTTGATCTTCTAGTTTTTTTGTATTCAAACGAAGCTTTTCTATTCCACCACTTATACATTTACGCTCGAACTCCTGCTGATCCTCAATCTGTTTTTCGGTAAGCATGCTCGGTAGATTTTTCTGTGCACTTTCGTACACATGGACAATTAAGAAAGGGACTAGCTTTTTAACTAATCCCGTCCACTAATTATTCAAATCTCGTGAGGATTTTAAGTCCGGCGCGTCTACCAATTCCGCCACACTCCCAAGGGGTTTC